GGTGCGGCTACAGACTGAGGCCGACCTGGGATTCCAGTTGCGTCAGGATCTCGGGTGGAACTCCACCCATGCCTGCCGATGGGCCCACGGGCGACACTGGCTGGGTGCTCGGCTGGCTCGGATTGCCCGCAGGCGCCCCAGGGCCAAGCATGGGGGCTGGGGCCGACACCATGAACGCCTCGGGGTTCTTGATGCCGAATCCGTTTTGCAAGACGTGCTTTGCCAGGGCGGCGGGGTCGATGACCACGCCGACCAGGGGGGCAACAGCGTTCATCAGGCTCATCGCTTGCTGCTGACGGAACGCCTCGTTGTTCGGCTGGGTTGAGCCAGCCTCCACCTCGAAGTCGAACTCGCCGTAGATGTCGGAGTAATCGAAGGAGAAGAAGAACGCTTCGCCACCAGGGCCGTTGACTCGCACGGTCTGCTCTACGGTCATGTACTGCTGGAGCAGTTGCATGACTTTGCGGCCCACTCGGGCGATGGCGCCCTCGATGACCGCCAGCTTGTCGGCAGCACGGGCGTTGGCAGCATCTTGGATCATCGCCGCCTCGGTGGCGGTGCGGCGGATCTCGGGGCTGGCGCCACGGGCGTATTCGTTCACCCCAGAGATCGTGTCGATGTCCTGCTCGATGGTTTGGCTGTAGCCGTACAGATCCGCAGACATGGAGGTGATCGGGAGGGGCACCACGGTGTCCCCGAGCGGCACATCTTCCTCGACGGGGACCATGACCCCATCGGTGTCGTCGAGCAGAGCTTGGCGGCCCTGCTCGTTGAACGCCGACTCACGGAACAGCCATTTGCGGCTGTACTTCCGCCGATGGTTCATCATCTGCGAACGGGTCTTGTCCAACTCCAACTGCGGCCCTTCCAGCATTTCCAGGTCGCCAATGGGGTAGAACTCGTCGGGCACGTCGTAGTTGCGAATCATCACGAATGGGTGACCAAACGCATACGGCAGCGGTGACGTGTCAATCAGGTAGTCGTCCGACGACTCCGAGAACACACAGATCGTGCGCCGCTTTAGGTCGTAGAACTCCCAAATGGTGACCCGCTCAGCGTCAGAACCAATCATCTTGCGCTGACGGGACGTGAGGTTGTCGTGGAGGATGGAGCTGTCAGGCTCCAGCCGCTTGCGCACTGACGGCTTGTACCGCTCGTCCTCACGGGCTTCCTCGATGGGACGGATGATCCGCTGGGCCACCCAGCAGGCGTCCTCCAGGCTGGTCGCTTCGGGGTCCACAAACATGTCAAACGGGCTGACCCGCTCCACGAACGGACGATCCTCCAGGACCACTGACACCGTGCTGATCTGGTTGGCGGCGATGTCCTCATCGCTCGGCAGATCCGCAGCGTATTCGGGGTTTGCCATTGCGTAGTTGTCGAGCTCCGACTTGGCCGCCAGGTATTCCTCGGCGGCCTCGTCGGGGGTCATGTCCCGATCATCTTCAACGAAGCGGTACCCGACTTTGAGCCAGCCGTGGCCGAACGTCAAGAAGTCTTTGGCGGCTCGACGGAACGGGTCCCGAAAGTCGTAGGTGCGCCAGTAGTAGTTGATGACCGACTCAGCAATGATCGCTGCGTCGGCATCCTGGGGCTGCCGTGCGGCTACGGTGATCTTCGGGTAGTTGACGGAAATCGACGGGTAAATGACGTTGATCGTCGAGAATGCAATGTTGATCGCAATGCGGTCCTCGTCGGGGGTCCCAGGCGGGAAGTGCTTCCCTCGATACAGGTCACGCAGGCGGTTCCACAGGGCGTCGTATCCCTCGGATTCCCGATACTGGCGGGCGTGGTCAATCCGCAGCCGATAGCGGGCCAAACGCTCCGACTTGTTCATCTTGGGCATCAGACCCACCGTTTCCCTACGGGTTCAGGGTTGTAACCGTTTTGGCGAGCGCGCCGAACGATGTCGTCCTGGTGCTCACGGATCGTTCCGCTGCGCCACAACTCCCCAGGACGAAGAACGCCAGCGCCCTTCTCGCGCATGTACCGCATTTTGTGGGCAAAGCACGGGCAGACCTGCTGAACGCAAACCTCGTAGGGTTTGCCGCAGCTCACTTCTTGCCGTGCGAGTAGCCCTGGGCGCCACCAGGTGACGCGAAATCGGGAGCAGCACCAGCCGAACCAACACGCTTTTCCCCACCAGGACCGCCAGGAGCGGCGAAAGCGGGAATGTCAGTCGTCGGGCTGCCAGGAACCTTGGAAGCAGCGCCAGGGCTGGCGATGGAATCACCCATCGTTGCTGCCACACCCAGCGTGGGCTTCACGCCTTCGCCAGTGGGGCCGTAGGTCTTAGCCATAGTTGTATGCACCTCTCTGATTGGCGTACCTATGAAGTGGGTCGTTTTGTCCCACTATCGAGAACTGCGGGTTGCCCCTGCACCGATAACCCACTTGTCTTGGTCGGTCTCTTCGCCAGCACGAGGCAGCGATGCCCACCAATCCAGAGTGAACTCAGTGTTGGGTTGCTCGTAGTACGGGCGGACAAATGCGTACTTCAACATCTGGTTCGCAATCGCCAGTGAGATCACACGGTCATCGTGGGGGCTGCCACTCATCCGCCCTTTGGAGTCCCGTGTGTACGTCTCCAACTCCGCCTTGGTGACTTCGCAGTACAAGAGCAGTTCGCCGTTGCGCAGGTTCGCCACCATCTCGTCGATCAGGATTGGCTTGGTCGCCATGTTGGTGTACCAGCCGAACCGCTGCTGCACCTCGCGCTTCACCGTGCCGAGCGACCTGGAGCGGAACAGCTTCGGGTAGTGCTCCTTGCGCAGTGCGGTCACGACCGTCAACCCGTGGTTGTTGGCCTCGGGGGCAATGAGAGCCGTGTTGTACCAGTACCCAAGGTGGATGAGCTCGTCAGCGAACATGTCGGGCGGGTAGTGCCCGTGCCAGTGGGCGACGACCTCGCCAGTGTTCGCAAGAATCACGTGGGCGCTGGAGAAGTCGCCGTGCTCCAAGCCTTCGGCCACGTCCGCACCGATGACGTAGACGCCGTGCGGGTCGGGCTTCTGCCAGATCCGCAGCACGTCGTTCGCCCCAGGCAGAAAGAACCAGTCACGACCCCCCGCAATGCCCGCATCGGCTAGGTGCCCCTCATCAGGTGGCACCGCCTCGATGCGGTCAATGACTTCCTGGTCCAAGACATTGCGCCCCGACTGGATGAACGCTTCACGTTCATTGGCGGGGTACTCCTGGGCGAGCTGCCATGCTGGCAGCGACGCCTTTTTGGCTGCGTACCAGGCTTCGTCACGTTCACTGACTGCATCCCACCCAAAGAACTGCGTCTTGAACGGGTTCAGCCCCGCTTTGCCGCCAGTCCACAGTGTGTGAAAGAACTCGCCCCATCCGTTGGCGGTACTCAACCCGATGATGCGACCCCCAATGTCGGCCACGGGCTCGATGGACGCCCACGCATCGTCAGGGTTGGGCAGGAACGCCCACTCGTCCACGATGATGAGCGAAGCGGACGACCCACGGGCGGGGTCGGACGCAGAGGGATGGCTCGCAATCTTCGACCCGTTGGAGAAGATCACCTCAGTTTGCGTGTCGGACACCGCACGCACCCGTTTGCGCATCCACTCGGGCAGGTTGCGGTAGCCACGCATCGACTTGGCCAACAGGTCTTTGGCTTCCCGCTCGGTGCGGGACACGTCGATGATCTCCGATTCGGGCTTGAACAGCGCCTGCCATACCTGGAACGCCGTTGCCAGGGTGGACCAGCCGATCTGACGGGCTTTCAGCGTCAAGCTGTAGCGATTGTCCATCCAATGCCGCAACCCCGCCCGCTGGGCGGGACGCATCGAGAACGGAATGAGCCCCTCGGAGGGATGACGGATCATCCAATACTTCTCCAGGAAGTACTCAGGGCTGCGGCTACACCGACGCCACTCCGCTTCCCGTCGTAGCTCGACTAGACGGCCACGGTCGGCCATCGGCGGCTACTTCTTCTTTTTGATGGCGGCCCTTACCTTGCGAGGCGAAGCCACAACTCCAGCCTTTTTTCGGTCGGCAGTTCTGGCCTCCGACCTGGCTGTTTTGCTTTTGCCTTGCATCACCGCGAGGTGCTCACCCAACTTGTCGGCTGTGAGGTGCTCACGCATACTGATTTTCGGCGCTTTCCATGATCCACTTTTTGCCATTTTCTTTTCCTTTCAGTAGGGGAGCGGCTGAGCGCCACCCATCGGGGGGCCGCCAGGGCCCATGCCACCAGCCATCGGGTCAGCGGCCATCGGGTCGCCAGCGGGGGCTCCGCCACCCGTAGCGTCCGCCAGCACCTGCACCCCAGGGCCAGTCAACTGACCGCTGGCGATCAACTGCAACACCAGCATCAACAACTCCTGGTCCGAAATCGGGCCAGTCGCCGCCATCGGGTCGCCCCCACCAGGGGCGCCCCCACCCGCAGGCGGGACCATCCCCGCCATCGCAGCCTGCATCGTCGGGTCCATCATGCTCATTAGTCCATGCTCCTGAACTCATCTTGTAGCCGTCCAAGTTCGGCCAACAGTTCGGCATCGGACAGGCCCTCGACCTCGGCGTCCTCAACCACGACACGCTGCTTGGGGGTGAACTTGTCGATGTACTGCAAGTACAACGACGCAGCCTTTGTGTCCCCATTGACAGCCTGGGCAAACAGAGAGTTGACCACCGCCTGGGTGCGTTCAACCCCAACATTCAGCTCGCGAGCACGGGCCTCCCACTCACGAATGAAGTCAGGGTGCCGCTTCCAACGGGTCACCGAATCAGGGTTCACCCCGTTGAGCACCGCCCACTCTTTCTGAGTGCGCGGTGAACGCTCGGGATCTACCAACCAGTCGATGAACTCGCTCCACTGGTCGGGCAGTATCCGATCACCAGTCGAAGTGTCCGTGCGGACCCCTCGACCACCTCCGTTGTGTGGCATCAACCAACCTCCACTAGAGGGGAAGAAACGTCCCACGTGGTGCGTGGGACACTTTGGCTGTACTTGTAAGCGAGCGAGCGAAGCGAGCGAGCGCACACGAAACAAACAACATGGTTTCTCGCTGCGGCTACAGGACGAAGCGAGAAACAACAAGAAGAATGAGCGCAAGGGCGGAGTCCGCCCCGAGCTCGAAGTTGACCACCCCCGTCGTTGTGGCGGGGGCCTTATTTTTATGCAGCCAGCCATCCACAAACGGGGGTGCAACCCCCCTTCCTGTGGATAAGTGCTAGTACCCTTTACGATTTCTAGCGGGTCCCATAAGAACAAGACCCGCAGGGCGCCCCCCCCCCCCCCGGGGGCCCGCCCCCGCCGGCCCC